GGATGGGCAGAATCTCAAACTAAGTGTGGGTGATATTCTGCCTTTTTATGATTTAGCGAATGGTCTTGTCGATAACCCGATGATGTCGCCAAGTAGGATTGACGCATTGAAAATGCAGATAAGCAACATTCAGAGGGCTTGTGATGCTAAGAATATAGTAATACAGACCAATGGAAAGGAGTTAATTACTAACGAAACGGTAGGGAATGTAGCAAAATTACCTCTTAATCCGCAAGAAACGCAGGAAATAAAGAGGTTATTAGATGCAAAAGGTGGAGAATATGGTGTTGGAAGCAATAAATCACGATCAATCGTAACAAATTCCGCTTTAAAGCACCAATCGTTACATATTCCGTTAAAAGATTTAGGATTAGATGAGAGTGTGATAAAAGACGCACAAACAATCATAAATGCGCTGAATATACCACCTGAGTTGTTTTCACTTGATGGAACAAGTGCTACTTTTGAGAACCAGGAGAAAGCTGTGATACATTTCTTACAAAGTAAGATTCAGGTTGAGTTGGATGACTTCACAGACACATTCAACGATGTATATAAGACAAGGTTGGTCGCAAAACTAGACCACTTACCAATAATGAGGTCTAATGAGAAGGCAAAAATAGCATCTCTTAGATCGTTAGCTTTTGGATTGAAGATATTAGTAGAGGCAGGAATACTAAGCGTTCCAGAAGCAAGGGATGAATATTTTAACAAAGTAGATTTGATATGAAAAAAGTCAATAACTTAGATGATTTATTAAAGAAGTTTGATAAAAAAGACGATAAGTTAAAGAAAAAAATTGAGTTAAAGAGAAAGAACTTCAATAAAATACAGAAAAAATGACGATAGGTGAAATGGTGGCTAAGAAAGCCGAGTTGATAGAGTTAAAGAAAGCTGCGATAAAGTACACAGACACAAGTCAAGGTAGTGTTATAAAGACTGGTTCTATTGGAAAAGCAGACAATAAGTTTAAAGATACAGAAGATACGGTATATAGAACAATTATTGGAAATACTTATAACTGGATGGACAGCCACGATGACGTTCATGTTAAGGGTTGTTTTTCTAAGAGTATAAAAGAGAGGTCAGATAAAGTTTTCCACTTACACGACCATGAATATAAATTAACATCTAGAGTTGGTGAACCACAGGAAATATTAGAAAAAGACATTTCTTGGAAAACGCTAGGTGTTGACATGGAAGGAGAAACAACATCACTCTTAATGTTATCGAAAATAAAAAAGAGTTACAACGAGATTATTTTTAATGACTATAAAGAAATGAAGATAGACCAACATAGTGTTGGTATGAGATATATAAAGGTTGAACTTGCTGTTAATAACGAGGAATATGAAGATGAGTATAAAAACTGGTCGCAATATTACGGTTCAATAGCTAATAAAGAGCGAGCAGATGAGGTTGGCTATTTTTGGATTGTCAAAGAAGCTGCATTAATTGAGATTAGTGCTGTTTTAATGGGTAGCAACCCAATCACAGGAACACTACAACCAGAGAAATCTATTGTAGAGAGTAAAGAAGAAGTCGCTGACGCACTTCATAAGAGTATTAAGGAATATTATAAAAATTTAATTTAGTATGAAATTTAAGGAATTTTTAACAGAAAAGAACATTTCTGAGGATGCGTTCAGCGAAATGACACCTAAAGAAATGGCTGAGTTGCATAACGAGTATGCGGATAAGCGTTATAGCGAACTAGAAGAAAAATTGAAAACTGCTGACAAGAGCGAAGAATTAGAAACGCTTAAAGCAGAATTGGCAAAAAGCCAAAAAGAAGTGGGAGAGTTAAATGAAAAAGTAATTGAAAACGGATTAGAGATGAACAAGATTAAAGAAAGTGGAGATGCTGCTAAAGTTGAAACTTTGGAACAAGCTCTTAAATCTCACTTCGAGAAAATCGAAGATGTGATGAAATCTGATTGGAACAAAGTTACCAATTTTACTGTAAAAGCTAACGTACTTGCAAGTACAGCTATTACTGACAGCACTATTGCAATGAGAGATACAACTTTATCTCCACTAGCTTACAGAAACCTTACAATGTACAACTTATTCAGAAAAGTACAAGTAGGTGCTGACAACGGAGGTATTGTAAGATACATTGACTGGGATACTGCTACTACTGCTAGAGCTGCTGCGATGGTTGCTGAGGGAGCTGCTTTCCCTGAATCAACTGCTGCATGGCAAGAGTATTCAATCGCTTTGAAAAAAGTTGGTGATACTATTCCGTTATCAGAAGAAATGGCATTTGACCATGCAAGATTTGCAGGTGAATTGGAAAACTTCCTAAGAGTAAACGTTGAGTTGGTAATTGACGATGAATTATTGAATGGAACAGGTTTGACCACTCATTTGACAGGTCTTGACACTTACGCATCAACATTTACTGCTGTTGCAAGTGGAATCACAGACGCATCATTCTATGATTTAGTACCTGTTGTTGCTGCTGATATTACTTTTGGAAAAGGAAGCAAATTCCAACCAAACGTTATCATTCTTAACTTGAAAGAAGCTAACAAGTTCAAATTGAAAAAAGATGCTAACAACAACTATATCATGCCACCTTTTGCAAGCGCAAGCGGAGCAATGATTGATGGACTTAGTGTTGTAATCAATAACAACGTTGCTGACGATGTAGCTTACATCGGTGATTCAAGATACGGAACTATCTACGAAGCTGCTGAGGGATATTCAATCACAGTTGGTGAGGTTGACGATCAATTCACAAAAGACTTGAAAACTCTTAAAGCAAGAAAACGTATGGCTTTCTTGATTAAAGAATCTGAAAAAGCTGCTTGGAGAAAAATTGATGGAATTGCTGCTGACTTAGTAACTTTAGCAAGCTAGTAGAATAACAATAAAGTAAAAGATGTATATAGACAACACATATTTTAATGGTGAGTTGACGATACCAAACTCACAGAGTTACCCAAATAGTACTATTGACGGTAATAAAGTAAGTCTTTCTCAATTTATTGAAGAATATGAGGTTGAGCTAATGACATACGCTTTAGGCTACGATTTATACTCTGAGTTTATACAGGTTTTCGAGAATAACGGTGAATTAAAACCAGGAGTTGACCAAAAATGGGTAGACTTTGTTAATGGCAAAGAATACACAATAGATGGTAAGAAATACAAATGGAAAGGATTACGTTATTCGGAAGGAACTATGAAAAAGAGTTTGATAGCCGATTATGTTTATTGTAAATTCTTAGAGAACTACCAAGTTACACTTGCAGGAACAGGTATGCAGTCAGAGAGTTCAAAAAACTCTTACAAAGCGAGTGCAATACCTAAGATTGTGAGTACATGGAATGGTTTTATGAATAAATATCAAGGAGAGCAAGGTGGTATATACCCTAAAATCGTATCTACCACCTATGGCTCATCTGTTGGGATTGACTGGATGACTAATAGAACTGCTGGTTACGTTTCGATGTATCAGTATCTAATGGACATGGAAGAAGATTTCCCTAACTTAGAAATGGGATTGTTTAGTGCTAAAAATAGCTTTGGTCTATGATTGTAGTTGAGGAATTATTAAAAACACTATTCTCGCAGATACCTAATGTAATTGTTGATGGAGAATCTTTTGAACCTGTTTTCGGATGGGGTGATTTGAAGGATTTAAACATTTTCCTAAAGCAAGAGCAAAAGAAATATCCTCTTATTTGGCTTGAAACAGGCTTTAGTGAGGATTTCTCGACAGAAGGTGTTAGAATAAGTCCTAACATAGTAATTGCTACATATGGATTAGATCAAACATACAGTAATGAGCAGAAGCTAGATTTAAGTTTTAAGAAAGTGCTTTTTCCTTTATTGGATTCAGTTCTAAAGACATTCACAAGGTCTAACGTTGTGAATTTCGATGGAGAATCATTTAAGATTATGAAGTATTATAATTACGGTGATGGTTCTAAGCACGAAACAACAGATATTTGGGATGCTATAAAATTAGAAGTAGATTTGGTATTATTAGAAGGATGTATAAAAGATATAAATTATGGTTAAAAAAGTAGTTAAAAAGTCGTATGTTGCGAAAAGACCTTTTACTTTAAAGGGTAAGTTCTACGCAATAGGCGATAGAGTTAGAGTAACAGAAGAACAAAAGATAAAATTAGTAGAAAATTATTTAATTTAGAAATATTATGGCACAAATTGTAGATATTATGGGTGTAACAACTGCTTGTCAGTCTACCGTTAGCGGTGGAACTGGGTCTTTCGGTTGTCCATTCAAATTCCAGTTGCCTGACGGTATGATCCTTATCAAAAAAGGGTTTTATATTCCTGCTGCAACTGATGTAACAAAAGCGTATATGCAAGAGCTTGTACAAGCTGGAACAATCGTTCCTTTACTTGATGCGTTTAACTTTGAACCAATCAATGAGGATGACGTTCTTGAAACAAGTAATACGGGTGTAAATTCGTTAGCTAGAAAAGGACTTACTTCTCTTAGATTTACATACAAAAAAGGAATCCAATATGAGAAAGCGTTAGAGGCTTTACAATCATTTGGTGTATTTGACGTATGGGTAGTTGACAAAGATGGTAACATTTTAGGTGTAGAAAAGAGTAATGGTTTTGGTGGATTCAACGGAGGTTTAGTACTTCCTAAAGCTAAGATGTGGAATGACGGTAGTGTTTCCGAAGGAAAAGCTATCGAGGTTCAATTGACACAACCTGGCGAGTTCAAGTACATGACTTGGATTGAAGCATCACAAATCGACTTCTTTATCCCAACAGAGATTGACGGTATTAACGTTGCACAAATGTCTTTTGCTGATGCAAACGGGGCAGTTGTTCCAGCTGATACTGACACTACTTTAAAAGTTAAAGTTTTCGCAAATGATGGTGTAACACCTATTAGTGGATTAGCATTAGGAGATTTCAGTTCATCTAACGCAGTATCGGCTGTTGTAGAAGATTCAAGCGGATATTACACACTTACTGTGGCTGCTGTTTCATCAGGAAACACAGTATCAGTTAAGTTGTATGATGTAGCAGATGACTATAACTCTGTAATTGTAAATGAGATTTTGTTTAGCGGTAGCGTTTCTGCTGTTGCTACTGCATAGTTTAGTTTTGGTGTGTTATGGTAACGGTGGTTGACTTCTTAGATAATTTGAAGATGGTTGATGTAAAGTCAATCACCGAAACCATAATTAGTGAAAACGAGCATGAGATAGTTGACCTTAACAGATACGATCAGATATTTGTTAAAGGAATAGATGCTGATGGAAGAAGTTTAGCTAATTACGCACCTGCAACACAGGATATATACGATTCAGACCCACCATTAGATTTATTTGGCGAGAACAAATCAACAGCGCAAACATACAATATGTTTTGGACAGGAGATTCGTATCACGCATTTAGAGCGTATGTAAAGGGAGATAAGTTATATATTACAACAAGTCCAAGAGGAAGGAAATTATTAATACAGAATCATAATGATTCGATTTTTGGTTTGGTAACAGAGAACCAAGAAAAAGTAAATTACGAAATAATCGCACCAAGATTAAATGAAAAAATCAGAGGCATACTATTTTAAATCGTGTGATACTCTACCAATATATAATTTCTATAAAATATTAAACACAAAAGAGCTAAAGTGGTTAATAAAAGACTACGATGAGGATGATGAGATAGAAGATGAAAAGCTAATAACATTATGGGAAGATATATACGAGGAGTATATAGATTTATTAGGTGAAAAAGCAGTAACGAAAAAATCTGTGGCTATAAATCAGTTACAGAAAATGGAACTTGAAATACGAATTGTGTCCTCACTCATAAAAATGTATATAGACAGAAAGTTTGATGAAATAGGAGAGCAGATAGATGAGTGGGGATATGATAAGAATGACTTAGAAAAATCCATAAAAAAATTAGAATCACTTAAATTTAGAATGGATATTCTAAAATCAAAAACAGACGTAAAGGAGGATGAAGAAGTAAAATACGATTTATATAATGATATAGTTTCTATTGAAACAATATTAGGAAACGGAATAAATATAGACCCTCATAAAACAGTTGTTTCAAAATGGGTTAGTTACATTTTAATATCAGAAAAGAAAAATGCCAAAAGGAGCGATTAATTTAGTAGTTACAGATGACGCATTAAAGCAAGTAAAAGAACTTAATGATGCACTAAAGGAATCAGCTAAAAGCATTGCTGAAATTTCCAAACAAGCTATTGGAACAAAACAAACAAAAGGATCTACAAAAATGACAGCCGAAATGCGAGAGCAAAAAAGACTGTTAACAGCATTAGAAAGAGAACAAGCTAAGTATAATGCAAGAAATTCAGAAGCAGCAGCAGCATTAAGAAAAGTAAAATCAGAGCAGCAAAAGTTTAATGAAACAATGCGAAAAGGCGCAACTGAATCAGAAAGACTAACTGTTCGTGTAAAATCATTCTTCAAAACACTTGTATTATTTGATGTTGCAAGGAGAGCTGTCGATGCTTTTTGGGGATCGTTTAAGAAAGGATTTCAAAACTTAAAACAACTTGATAGTGTAAGATTACAGTTTAAATACATTGTTAATGATGCGGAAGAAACAGCAACAACAATGGCTTTCTTAACAAGAATTTCAAACCAATATGGTGCTGAATTATTATCGTTATCAGAAAGATATATAAAATTTAGAGCCGCATCAAAACAAGCTAATTTATCAGCACAAGATTCTAGGGATATTTTTGAAAGTGTAACTAAGGCTGCTGGTGTATTAGGTCTTAAAACACATGAACTTCAAGGTATATATTTAGCATTAGAGCAAATGTTATCTAAAGGAAAGGTAACAACAGAAGAACTAAGGAGGCAGTTAGGTGAAAGATTGCCAGGAGCTTTCGGTATTATGGCTAAAGCAGTTGGAGTAACAACTACTGAGTTAGATGATCTACTTAAAAAAGGTAAGATTTTATCAGCAGACGTATTACCTAAGTTTGCAAAAGAATTAGAGAAAGCGTATGGTATAGAAAACGTAACAAATGTAGATACACTTGTTGCTGCAACAGTAAGATTAGATAATGCTTTTACTACTGCTGTTCAAAACATGGAAGGTGGTTCATCAAGGATAAGTAAGGCATTAATTTTTGTATATGATGTTGCAAGAGAACTAACAAAACAATTTGGTGAACTATTTTTAACTATTGAAGAAAAAGGACAGATAAAAACTAAGTTTGGTTTTGAAGGTGGTTTAAAAACAGCACAACTTACTTTAGATGAATTTAAAATAAAGTATGGCGAAACAATGAGTGAGATTAAGCGCACACAAATTGGATGGCAAATACAAGGTAAGATAGAGGACAAGTCTAGGATGGAAAAACAACTGAAAGACTTAGAAGCTATGGCTAATAATGCTGAAAAAATAATGGAGTATTATTCTAGGACAAAAGACGATTCATTAGATTCGGTTGATGAAGTAAACACAAAGATACTATCTTTAAAAGAAGGTATAGGTGCGGCAGAGGGATATATTTTTGGGTTAAATAAAGCATTTGGAGAAACAGAAAAGGCAATAATACAAGTAGGTGATGAAGAAGAAAGGAATAAAGAAAAACTATCAGACTACTTAGATTTAAGAAGGGGATTATTAAACACATTGAAACAAGAGGTTGATGTTCTAAGAACAAGACAGCAATATACTGACAATGCAGAAGAAATATCAAGACTAGAGGAGCAGATAAGAAAAATAAATGATTTATCTAACGCATTAAAAAGTGGTGATTTTTCTGATTTAGATTTCGGAAATGATGCTTTAAATGAGTTATTAATATCGCTAGACGCATCAGACCCATTACTAGCTAATATGATTAGAAACCAAATCAGAGTAGCTGAGGAAATGGATAAAATGTCTTTTGCAACAGATGGTGCTACTAAATCCATAATGACACAGAACGATTGGCTAATGGTTTATGGTGATACATTAGCTGTTTTTTCTGATATGACAGCATCTATATATGAAAGGCAGATACAGAATATAGAAGATGAGATGGAGGCTTTAGAAAAGTCTTATGATAAAAAGAAAAGTATAATAGACGCTGAGGTTGGAGATGAGGAAGCAAAGAAAGAAAGGTTACGACAATTAGAATTAGAAAAAATACGTGAAGAAGAAAAATTAGAAAAGAAAAGAGCGCAAGCAAGAAAACGTCAAGCATTAATAGATAAAGCATCTGCATTATTTGATATACT